CAAACAGGGGGCCAATGCAATTATTTTGCTTCGCCCCACGAGTCACCAATCTCGACATCGCATAAACTAGGTACTTCCAAAGGCACCGCCTCAGTCATAATCTTGGCTACCGCTTCTGCTTCGGCTTTATTTTTCACGGACATCGCTATCTCATCGTGAATCTGAAGCATGGGCAATCGTCCGGTGTTATAGATATCGACCATCGCTTTCTTGGTCATGTCAGCAGCAGACGCTTGGATCAGGCGGTTCAGGGCTTTGTAGGTAAACGCCCGCTTTAATCGCGTGGTTTCACCGTACTCTTTGACCGCATCTTTATACGGCATCGCTTTGCTCATCCCAAAAGTATCGGGTTCCCAGAGATCGAACCTGCATTTCCTGCCCAGAATGCTGCGGATCGAGCCACTGGCTGACCGGTCATTCAAGCGGTTTTGCACACCTTGCATCAAACCTTTCACAAACGGTACGCGGTTGTGGTATTGCTTAACCAAATCCTTGGCCTCATCCACGGGGATATCTAGCTGTTCACTCAGCTTGTTAACACCCATACCGTACATCATGCCTAGATTGATCGTCTTAGCCTGTTTGCGCTTAATTTTCGCCATCTCTGCGACCATCGTGTGGAAGTCAGTTGTGGCATCGTTACAATAGCCGTCCACAAACTCCTGTACGCCCTCTAACGGGATTCCCCGCGACTGCCCATATATGTGTGCATAATGAACCAAGATCCGTGGTTCCTGCTGAGAGAAGTCTATGGCCGCCCACTGCTCACCTTCTTCCGGTAGAAACAGACTGCGGATCATGGGGCCAATCTCAGGATCTCTGGCGGGAATTTGTTGCAGGTTAGGATTGTTCATGCTGATCCTTCCTGATACCGTACCCCCATCGTCGGAACGAATTTGGTTAATGTGACTATGGATGCGGCCATCTGTGTGCGTGTGACGCATGATTGTGTTGATGAAGGTCCCGCTAGTCTTGTTCAGGTTCCTAGCTTCAAGGATGAGCTTCGCGAGTGGGGCCTGATGCTCCTGAAGGAAGAGTTTCGTGAACGACGGACTGCCATTTTTGGTCTTTGGGAATGTGATCCCGCACTTGTCGAAAGCCTTGGCAACCGATTGTGCTGCCCAAATCTCCACATCCATCCCAGCTTTTTTCTTGATTTCTTTGATGACGGCCCGTTCCCGTTTGAGAATTTCATCTCGCGTTCGCTCAACTCGGTCAGTGTCCACTCGGACACCCTTCATAGTCATTTCGACGAGGACTGGGAGGAGATCAAGTTCGAGATTAACAATGTCCCAAAGGTCTTCCTTGCCAAGCTCGACCCGGAAGTATTGCCAAAGTTCAAGCGCAAGAACCGCGTCAGTCTCAGCGTAGGGACCGACATACATGGACGGCATCTTCCACATCTCAGCCTTCGGATCGACACCAAATTCCTTCGCAGCAGCGACTAAATCTTTTTCGGATTTTGTTTTGTTTAGGTAGTCGTAAGAGCAAGCGTTGAGCGAATAGCTAAATCGGTTTTCGTCCAACAGACTGGCGATCAGCATGGTATCTATGATCCGCCCATTGACTTCAAAGCCACTGGCGCGGAGCCAACCCAGATCATATTGGGCGTTGTGCATGACTTTCTCGCACGGCAACTTTAATAACTTGGTCATCCATTTGTTGACAATGCGCTTGTCGATGTTGCCCCCGCCAAAATGTGCGATGGGCACGTAACCCTGCCAATCCTCCGTGGCAATTGCGTATCCGCAGATTTCGCCATTATTGGTTGCCCAACCCGGTCCCTTTGTTTTCAGGTCCGGGTCCCGCGTTTCGAGGTCAATCGCTATACGTTTTGCGCTGGACAGATCGGGTAGCTCAAGCGGCGGCACCCACTCCGTCTTTGGTGGAAACATTGCCATCTGTAATGTCATTCTCCCCACACCTTAGTTTTAGTGCCACCAAAATAAGGTACTGCCAATCCCTCCTCGATCAACGTTTCGCAAATGTTAACGCCGGTTATACCTTTATCGTCAACGGTATAGGGTGCGGCTAACACACGCCCATACTTGTCTAACTCCTCACTGACGAACCGTACTTTTTCGCCGCATAGTTCTTCAACGCGGGCCGTGGCCTGAAGACCAAGCTTTTTCTCTGCGAGATTACGGGTCCGTTTTTCAGGGGTGTCGATCCCCAAAAAGCGCAACCGCTTCTTTTTCAGCACGATGCCGAAGCCAAGGTCCACATCCACATCAATGGTATCGCCGTCCACCACGCGCACCACCGTCCCTTCATAGTAATAAAGAGGGTTACTCATTTTTCATTATCCTCACACGGAGCACCATCTAAATTGATTTTCAGACTTTCAAGCAAATCCAGTTCGCTTTCGGTGGCTTTAAAGAAAAATGCAGGGGTTCCATCCCCCATAGAGGCTCCGGCTATATTGTATTCGTAGTATTCGATGGCGTCGTCATAAGACATTCCATCGCCCATAAGGAGGTTGATAACCTTATCCTCGTCATACAGGAGACAGTCGTCGTGACCCGATTTCCTACAAAGCCCTATAATTGCTTCATCAAAGCCCTCTATCTTTAATACCTTACCATCCAAGTCCCAACGTCCCGACTCGTCATAGTGCTGCACTGTATCGTTCATAACTGGTAACTCCTGTTGTGGTCTTGGGGTTCGACCAAAAATAAATTTTTTAAACTCCGTGTTACTGCAACATAAAAAGTCCTGTGCATGTCATCGGGGTTCAAGCTCATTTGTTGATCAGCGGCAGGAGATAGATCGGTGAACACAACAACGTTTTCCGCCTCTCCACCTTTGGCACCGTGGATCGTGGACACTGTGATACGCGGCACGGCGGTAAACTGCTCGCCCCGGCGTAACATGGCGATGATGTAAGCCCTGTCCTGTTCGGGCAGCTTGTCCATCGCCTGATGCCATAGCATGTCTTTGGTAGCCACTAAGCCATGATGTTCCTGCAACTCCTGAAGATTTACCATATCCTCATCGTCGAGGGACGGCAACTTCTTGAAGCCGCGTAACACCCTTGTTTTTAACGACATAAAGCTGTAAATCTTCCGTGCGGTATCCCCTGTGATGGAACGACCCTTTCTTAGTTCTTCCCAACCAATCACCGACGCGCTGATTTTTTCGCTGATGCTCCTGAAGCCACGGTAGGTAAATAAATAGCCACTAGATTTCAGGTCCTGCTGAACAGGCTGTAGCAGGTAACCAGCCTGACCCAAGATGAGCCATGTGCCGTGGGCCATGTCCAGTTCGTCAACATTGTCTATTCGCTCTACCCGCCCCTCTTCCTTACGGGGTTCGTATTTTTTGGGGAACCGGTTGCGGATGCGCTTCACAACCTGCTCTGCAAGACTATGTACCTTGCTGGGTATCCGGTAGCTCTGGGTCAGGGTTTCTACGCCGCCCTCCAGATTAATAAAATGATCAACGTCAGCCCCTGCCCAACGATAGATGGCTTGGTCATCATCCCCCGCGCAGTACATCTTCTCTGACTTATCATCGAGCAGATGGGCAATGTCCCACTGTAAAGGACTGAGATCCTGCGCTTCGTCCAAAAAGGTTAACTTAAAATGTGGGCAGTACCGCGCACCAGACTCCACAAACACGGCAAGCATGTCTGTGAAGTCGTACAGATTGAAGCGGTGCTTGTATTCGCGCAGCGTCTTGTCCACGTAATCCACCAGATTCCATTCCTCGTCGATGTCGCTGATGTTGTATTGTTCTCTGAGCGATACTTTTCGTAGACGGGCCAGATTGATGACCCCAAGGACAGGGTCAGCCGCGCTGTTGATTGACGGCAGATCATCGTCCACCGTGGATTTTGCGCCGTTCAGCGTAACCCCACAAACCCGTGACAGTTCCCGATAGTTTTCGGCTTGCATCACCTGATCCCGTTTGATGTCGGTCAGGGTCAAGGCCAGACTGTGCAGGGTCCTGAAGTTTGGCAGGTCCTCTTTTGGGCAGAGATCAAACCGTTTAGCAGCACGTTCTTTGGCCTCGTTCGCGGCTTTGCGCGTAAAAGCCAGAAACGCAATCTCCGTGGGCCGTGTGCCCTGCTCCAAGGCTTGGTCAACCATATCCAAAAGTGTCGTAGTCTTACCCGTGCCGGGTGGACCGAAGATACGAAACATCAATCGTCGCAGTTGGGGCAGCTACCTCTGGTGTAGTCCCCCTTTGCAAACCAGTTCTCCTCGTTCTGACTTTTCATTCGCTCAAACACCTGACGAACACGTTCACGGGACAAACCCAGACGCTCACCGATAGCGGTGAACGTCATGTCCTCGACATGTCGCATTCGGTAAATTTCTGCATTTCTATCTGATTTTTCCTGCATTAGAACACTGCCTCTTTCGTTTCAAATTGTGGTGGGTCTATTTCAAGGTCCATTGCTTCAAAGGCGGGGATCACCCAGACCCGCACACTTCTTCCTTTGATTTTCAGCACCGTTGATTCGCCGTGAATGTCTCGTAGCCGCTGTGCAATCCGGTGCGATTTGTACTCAAACCATTTGTTTTTCTTCAGGTAGTTTTCAAAATCCTTCAATCGGAAATACGTCCGGTTGATCTCTTCATCCGTCCACGGTCTGCGTAACAGAATCTCTTCTTTATCCTGCGCCTGCTGCATGTGGCGGCAGAACTCCTCAAGGTAGTCATAGAACTGTCCACTGACGCTCGCGTCCTGCGATACCTCTACTATGGCGGATTCATTCTCTTTCATGTCGTTCAACAGCGAACTGATACGCCCTTCCCACGTCTGCTTCACAACACTGCGCGGCATGAAGTTGAGTTGCTCAAGACAGGCTTTTTGAAAAGCTGTCTGATTCATCAAGCCCTCAGTATCTAGCTCTAAAGGTTCTGAATTTACGTCCATAAACCAGACCGGCGGGGTGCTGTTGTATTTTCTGAGGTTGCCGATGCTGGCCCCCTGCACGGCAGACCCCACACCAAACTTTCGGGTATAGCAAAGCTCTTTGTTGCAGTGAGCGTTGATCGGTGCGTCACTACACTTATAGGCGTAGTCTTTGCGCTGCACCTGTTTCGCCACTACGTTAACTTCGTTCAGCGGCAAGGGCGGAACGAGGTATTGCATGTTGTAGCTTAAAATCTCGCTCTCCCAGCTATCCGGGAACGCTTTTCGCAGATATACCCCAATGTTAAATAAACCATTGTTGCGACCACCCTCGCTGATCTTGTCAGTACAAAGGATTTGAAGGCACGGCGGGCCGTCTGCCAGTAATTTCTTTTCTTTTACTTTGACGACCTGTAAGCCAATTACCTGCTCTGGGGTCTGGACGTGGGCTTCGTAAATCTCAAAAAACTCTTGAATCGTAGCGGAGGTGCCATCATCCTGAATCGCGTACCGCAATCCCTCTTCTGCATTAAAATAAGGAAGATTGAGAAAGTTACCCACATCGCCGCGATCTAAATGCAGCTTGATCTGTTTCGGAAATATCTCGCTTTCGCCATAACCCAGCGCCGCAGCCATACACTGCAACGCTTTCTGCATATCTTTTGCTGCGACCCACTCTTTGGCAAACAAGAAACAATGTGCGCCGCCGGACTTACTGCGACACACCACCAAAGGTAATTTCATTTTCCTAATCTTTTCAACAAGAAGTTTGTGATCGAGAGGGTATTGGTCTACATCAATGCACCCCCACCGACACTCATCGTCCCGGTTAATTGGGATTATCCCAATCCCGGTCTTGCCTTTTAAATGGTTCTCCCACAAGACCGTGGTCCGTGATTCACGCACGACGGCGGCTTTGCCTTGCATTTTGCCACTAGCACTTTCCTTTTCGATCCGGAAGGTGCCATACGCTTCTTGGAGTCCATCAAAAATATCAATAAATTTTTGGACACTCATTTCACACTCCGCAGAAAAAACAAAAAGGGCGACTTACGCCGCCCCGCAACAATCAAAAAACGTCTTTTGTTGCCTTCTGTTCTTCCTGCTCATGCTTCACAAGCACATCGCCTTCAGATATCGAATCGTGGAACTCCTTAGCACGAACGTACAAACTTTTGTCCGTGATCGGTCCAACGCGGGACATCTCCCAACCATGCCAACTGCCCTTAGAATTTTCTTCCTTAACAGTCTTCATTTCGTAGAGGTGCGAATATCGGGGCGGGTTAAAGGGACCCTTTGCCCCCACCATCTGCACCGATTGCATCATCGAGTTCCACTTGCGAGACTTTTTAAGCTGCGTGGATTTCATCGCAATCAACGCTGTTTCCGCTGATCCGTCCTCGTTCACCACCACGACAAAGTGCTGGTGAGTCTCTTCGATGTATTCCCCCGAACCGCCGACAACATATTCTTTGTTATCTTCGGGTGACCGCTCCGTTTTAGGCATCTCCTGTCCCGGCTCATAGATCGCCTGTGGTGCGCCGCTGCCTTCGCCACGCGGTGCCCAACAAATGAACCTACGGTGATAAGCGCAAGGTATCACGGTNATGCCCTCACCACCCGCATAGATAGTGCCGGTAACAGTGTTGTAAATATCACCTTTTCGGGCATTCGTGTCTGCGTCATCCAAAACGGGATCATTTCCGCTTAGAACTTTCAGAAAGGGTAACGCTAAATCCTCTTGCCCCATGTCCTGCAAGCCAGAACCCGCGTCGTCCTCAAACAGACTCAAAACTTCCGTGCTAACTTCCGTACTTGCTTTTTCTTTTAATGCTTTAGCCATCGTTACTTACTCCTCTTGATAGTGGCACGTTGCCCAATAAAAGCCCCGAACAAATCCATCGGGAACTCATTTCCATTTTCAGTTTGCTCTTTGACCCACGCCCGCAACGTCTGCGGATGGACAGCAGTTTTCTGCTCCGGAGCAAAACCTTTCTCTTCAGCCATTGTTGAAAAAGCAGCAGCCTGATCATCTTCACCTCTGCCGAATTGGCAGGTAACAGTATTTTTGATGATGTCATCGTGACCGTACTGGCGGAGCCAACCGTGCGCTTCCTCTTTGTTGGCTTGCGTAATGCTGCCACCGTAAGTTTGCTTGACGACTACCTCGCTGCCATCGTCGAGCGAGAACTTGCTGATGCCCATTTCATTCAGCATCGCAGGGAGTTCTTCGTCGGTGAGCTTCAGGAGGCTTTTCTTCTCTTCTTTCACGTGCTGCTCAAGAGCAGCAATCGTAGTCTCAGTAGCTAGAATTTGTCGAGAGATTGCGGCGACGGACGTAAGCCCGCCCTGATCCACTTTCTCGACGCTAGAGGCTTGTTTAGCCTCAAATTCGGATTCAAACATCTCATTTAAATCGTCCATCGTGTTTCCTCTTTCGTAGTTAAAGGCACCGTTCGGGCCTTGACAATTACCCATATTATCGTATCATGGGATAATGTCAACAGGAATAATCAGATGGACTTTAATTTTAAGACTCAGCCTTACCAGCACCAGTTAACAGCCCTAGAAGAATCGTGGGCCGCGCCTCATTATGCGTTGCTCATGGAGATGGGAACCGGCAAAACAAAAGTCGCACTCGATACGATGGTAAAACTTTACGAAGAAAACAGACTTGAAGCCGCGCTAGTTATCGCCCCAAAGGGGGTATACGACAACTGGATAAAAAACGAAATCCCAACTCACGTTCCCGACGAAATCGAGCCTTTGATATTACGTTGGCAACCTGCCCAAAGCAAGAAATACCAAGATGAAGTGTCCCAGTTCTTGTTTGACAAGACGGGCGTACTAAAAATATTCGTAATGAACGTCGAAGCTTTCTCTACGCCAAAAGGCACAAAGATGGCAAACACCTTTTGTAAGCGGCATCCAGACAACATGGTGCTTGTGGACGAAAGCACGACGATCAAAAACCGTAAAGCAAGACGTACCAAGAACATTGTAGCGCTCAACAAAGTTAGCAAGTATCGACGCATCTTGACGGGCAGCCCAATAACAAAATCCCCAATGGATTTGTTCAGCCAGTGTTTGTTTCTGGACAAAAAAGCCTTGGGCTTTGAGAACTTCTTCGCCTTTCAAGCGCGTTACAGCATCCTTGCCCGCCGTGTCATCAACAACCGCAGCTTTCAGGAAGTTACAGGGTATCGCAGACTCGACGAGTTAACGGAAAAGCTTGAGCATTTTTCTAACCGGGTTCTGAAGAAAGATTGCCTTGATTTGCCTGATAAAATTTACATGCGCCGAAATGTGGATTTGACGGACGAACAAGTTAAGTTGTATCGACAGATGCAGAAGCTGGCCCTTGCGAAGCTGCAAAACGGTGAGCTTGCTACAACGCAGAGTGTTTTGACCCAAATTATGCGTTTGCAGCAGATTTGCTGTGGTTTCTTGCAGCCAGACGAAGGGGAACTCCAACCTATCCCCAGTAAGCGTATGAGCGCCCTCAGAGAGATTGTGGATGAGGCTGATGGTAAGGTCATTATCTGGGCTACGTACAGACACGACATTGCTAAGATCACTGAGATGCTGCAAAAGGAGTTTGGCCCAAGGTCCGTGGCTCCATATTTCGGAGACACGCCGCAAGAGGACCGGCAAGATATCGTCAATCGGTTCCAAGACCCAACTTCAGATTTGCGGTTTTTCGTCGCTCAACCCAAGACCGGGGGCTACGGGATTACGCTCACGGAAGCCAGCACCGTAGTGTACTACAGCAATTCCTATGATTTGGAAATCCGTTTACAGAGCGAGGACCGCGCACACCGGATCGGGCAAAAACGAGCCGTTACCTATATTGATCTGGTATCTCCAGACACGATTGACGAAAAGATCCTGAAAGCCTTACGGAGCAAAATTAACATTGCCAGCGAAGTGTTGAACGAAGATACGATGTCTTGGCTTAGTGAGTCATAAAAAACTCAAATCCAAATCCAAAAACACCCTGTGTTGGCATAGAGAAAACTGTAGCAATGCCCGGAACGAACATTCTCTTTGGATTCAAACATTTTTACCCTCCCGGCAATAGTTTAAGAGGATGAGGCTCATCAAGATGATCGTCAAATTCTTCTTGGATTTTGGTTAACTCTTTTTGAATATACTCAATGTTCAAATCCTGAACAGCGTCATCCGGTAATGCCCCTAATTCTCCTCTAGGCCACTTGATCCTGAACTCTTCGTTCGTTTCCACAGAGTCTTGCATTCTGATGACATCAATTTGGAGCGCAGCAATCTCGCTTGTCAACGTGAAATAAACACCCGCCACAAACAGTAGCAGGGCCAACACACCTACCAGACTTTTTATGTCAATGGTCACGGTGCTGTCCTCGCTAACCTGCAAATTGCTTTCGTTTTCCATCGTTAGTAACTAATTACTTAGGGTTGGGTTTTTGAGTGTCTGATAACACTTGATAAGATTCCATCAAAATGTGGATAACATCCTCAATTTCGGAGGAGTCTAGCCACATCTTTACCGATTTGTTTTTTTCAACTTGTTCTAGCAACACGCCGGGCACCTGCCCGGAGTCGTTTTTTGCGTAAACGTTTGCCCGGTATTTGACAACGTTTTTTGCTCGCATCTTGTGTAGATATTCTTTCATGCTTGTGACGTTGTTTTTCAACGGCAGCACATCACTAGCTCCGCAAAGAACCAATACCCTGTTCTTCCGCCCGAATCAGACCAGACGTAATGTCTGACGGAAATAGGGCGGCGTACCGAGACCGGTCCACCGGCCCACTAGGGGCCGGGGCCGGAGCAGCAGGGGGCGGAGACATGGTGGGAGTAGTCTCGACTCTC